AATCGGTCAAGCGGCGCTTGCCGATATTGCGGAAAAACAACCGGGAATCATAACACCGCGCGGCGAAGTTTGTTCGGTCGAACAAAAAGCAACCATTCAGGAAAAAAGCGAAGCGGAAGGATCTGCAACGTTTGTCGTTGTCACTCGCGGCAAAGAGGAAAACCGACACGGCAACAAAGTTCAAATCAAAGAAAACAAATACGGCGGGGGTTTGCTTGTCGATCAATACGCAATGAATCCCGTTGTTCTTTTTGAGCATGGACACGTTACGCCGATCCCGATGGGCATGGCGCAAAAAGATAAGGGTTCGCCGGTTGAACTCCGGATGAATTCGACGAAAGCGATTTCAAAAGTTTATTTCAATCAGGGGATTCAAATTGTTGAAGACGTTGCGAACTTGGTATTCGGCAACGCGATTCGCATGGCTTCAATCGGGTTCAACGTTCGCAAGGTTATGAAGCTTGCACGAAAACCAAATTCGACGGCGGAAGGCGTTGAAGACGTTACGCAATACTTTGGCGGGTATGATTTCGTTGAAGCGCTTTTGATGGAATGGAGCATTACCGTTTTGGGCGCGGATGCCGGGGCGCTGAAACAATCGGCAAGCCGAAAGGCCGTCAACGGGCATTCGCTTTCCGAACGAATGGTTCAATACTTGACGGCTGCGGCGGGGCCGTTGGTCAAACAGAATCAAAGCGGCTTCAATGGCTGGAATGCGTTATGGAATCCCGACGAACCGCAAACGAAACAATCGGCGTTTTGGATGCCGGAAGATGATGAACCGCAAGGCGGAACGCAAACGCAATCAACCGAACCGAACGTTGAAGTTCTCCGATTCACTCCCGAAAAATTCCGCGAAATTATCAACAATGAAGTTCAATCGGCAATCGATAAGCTTTCCGAAGCGGGCAAAGCCGGGGCCGAATCCGGGCAACAGTACGCGCAAGAAATCGGGGCCGGGGTTGACAATAATTCCGGAAACGTCGAAATTCAGCAAAGTCAATCGGAAGAAATCATTCGGTTTGATCAAATCGAACAACAGTATTCCGAACAAAAAACGCAAAGCGAACCGCCGTTGACGGCGGAACAAATTGCGGCGGCGGTTACTCAGCAAGTGAACAATGCGTTGGAACCGCGATTTGAAAAGCTTGAAAAAGACGCGAACAAATTTGAACAACAGTTGCGGCAAGCAACCGGGCAATTGCCGGGATGAATGAAATGGAAATCGAACGCGAAGCCGATAAAGCTTTGCGAGAAATAAAAATCAAATTGATCGAACGGTTGAAGGCCGGGCATGGTCAAATTGAAACCAACATCAAAATTCACGAATCGCGGGTTGCGATGTTGGACATAAAAGACGTTTCGCGATTCAAATTCTAATCACGTTTAACCAATGCGGTTATCGGACAAACCGAAGCCAACAATGAAGTTCCTACGCGGGATCTTTGTTGACGGCTTTTTTTTATGTTCTGGAGGATCCTTAGTATGAATTTGCAGAAGAAAACTTTTCCCGGATTTTCCGGGGCAACAATGGCCGGGTTGAATTGCCGTTTGCCCGGTTTCAGACCTGCGTTGCAGGATGAAGAAAACGGCGACGGCGTTCCGGCGGGATCTTCCGGCGGCGGCGAAGGCGGCGGCAACGCTCTGAACGGCGGAACCACAGCCGCGCAGCAAACCCAAAACAACGGCGGAACGAATGAAGGCGGCAACGCTCCGAACGTTCCGGCGGGAATCACGCAAACGCAACTTCAAGCGCTCGGCGGAATTGTTGCCGGGCAAGTACAACAATCGGTCAACAACCGGTTGGATCAAATTGAACAACGCCAAAACCAGTTTTCCGAAACGCTGGAAGATTTGCGAAAACCGCAACAACAAAACGGCTTCGGCGGTTTCTTTGTTCGACAAGGCGAAGATCCTTTGACTTCGCGCGGATATGAATTTTGGCGGTTGATGTCGATGCGACAAGGCATCATCGCACAAGATCAATGCAAGGTTGAAATGGACATTCACAACACCTTGCACGATGCCTATGTGAAACATGGCTTTGAAAAGCATGATGCGAATTCGATTTTGATTCCGATTTCTTCGCAAGCTTTGGGCAACGTCGATATCGGTTTCAAAATGGAAATCCGACAACGGATGATTCAAGGCGTTGCCGGTTTCGATCCGGATCATGCGGCTTGGAGTTTGCAACGAACCGGAATGACTCGCCAACAGGCTCTTTCGACGGTCGATGATACCGGGCTTGGCGTTTTCCTCGGCCCGACTCAAATGGGCGAAATGATTGATTTGCTTCGCGCGAAAGAAGTGTTTTCGCGGGCCGGGGCAACTCAAATCACGTTACCGCCGAACGGTCGAATCAAATTCAGCAAGCAAACCGGATCGGTGACGGCTGGATGGATCGGCGAAACGGCGGGCAACGAAACTTCGCCTTCAATGTCGCATTCGGAACCGTCAACGGGTTCGTTGAACATGCAAGCCAAAAAGCTTTATGTTCTGACGAAACTCCCGAACGAACTTTTGCGTTTCGGAAACAGTTCAGTTGAAGCATTCTTGCGAAACGATATGGCGATTTCAGCGGCGCTGAAACTCGATTCAACTTCGCTTGACGGCGTTGGATCTGGCGATGCTCCGACGGGACTGCTGAATTATTCCGGCGTTCTTACGCGGGATGCCGGAACGCTTGCGGCAAACGGGAACACGTTGGAACCGGAAGATCTTCAATTGATGATTTCGGATCTTGAACAACAGAATCATGATCCCGAATCGGAAGGCTTGACGTTCGTTATGCGTCCGGAACTTCACGCGCAAATCATGAATCGGCGCGCGTCGATTTACGATGGAAGTTCAACTTCGGAAGTTGGTCAATTCTTGTTCCGCGCAAATCGCGATGATATCGCACGCGGAATGCCTTCAATGATCAACGGTTATCCGTCGTTGAAGTCAACGCAAGTTTCCAAAACCCGAACAAAGGGAAGCGGAACCGATTTGACTTATTTGCTCGCGGGGATCTTCCGTCATTGGATCATTGCACGTTCGGGCGTTGCGGAATTCGCAACAACCGATTCGGGCGATACCGCGTTCACGACCGATCAAACGTGGATGCGAATGATTCAGCATGTTGACGTTGGCCCGCGCTACGAAGACGCGTTCGTTTACGTCGATGATCTTTTGCGTGAAATCTGATTTTTGAAAACACGCGGGGCGGCGTTTCGTTCCCGGATTGCGCCTGCGATTCGTTTCCCCGCGCTGTTTTTTTACTTTCAACTTTTTCGGCGCATTACTTTACAAATCAAATTCCAGTTCGGGAGTTACCAAAATGGATTACAACGATTTTAGAACAAACGTAGCAATCAAACATTCGATTGAACCGGGTTTCAACCAAAGCGGCGACGGAACCAAAAACGGCGATACCGTTGACTGTCAAGGAACGTCAAACGATTCCGTTGTTCAAGCGGCGGTTTCAAACGGGGCGGCAACGGGTTCTCCGTCAAGTTATACGCTCGATTGGAAGATTCAAGAATCAGATGATGATTCAACTTGGAGCGATTGCGTTCAAAATCGCGCGACTCAAGTCACCGCTGATGAGTCACCGCAATTGATTCAGGCCCGTCGGTCGGCGCGATACGTTCGCGTTGTTGCAACCGTTGCGTTCACCGGCGGAACTTCTCCGACGTTGGATCTCGGCGGTCAAATCCTGTTGAAAAAACGTTCGGCGGAATGATCTCCGTTTGACTGGTTTTTGATTTAATTCGGAATTGCTTCAATGGCGCTTTTCAATCTTACGGAACTGAAAACCTATTTGGGTATCACCGGAAACGATGAAGATGATCAACTTCAATTCATCGTTGACGGCGTTAATAAAGCGGCGGTTGAACAGTTGGAACGTGATATTGAAAGCGCCGAAGCAACCGAATACTACGACGGGCATGATGATAAAACGTTAATTCTTCAACGGCGGCCCGTTACGGCGGTTGCGGGCGTTTGGGTTGATCCAACGGGTTACGCCGGGCAAGGAACAAACGCATTCGCATCAACAACGGAATGGACGGCGGGGAGTGATTTCTTCATTCGGGATACCGGCGAAGACGAAGACAACGGCGGCATTCTGGAAGCGATTTCGCGAATTTGGCCCTTCGGTCGAAAAAACATCAAAGTTACTTATACGGCTGGTTATTCAACAGTTCCCGAAGATTTGAAGCTTGCGTTGTTAAAAACGGCGGCAATCGCGCGGAAAAAAATCGATGTCGTTGGGGATATCACCGGCGAAACAATCGGTTCGTATTCTTATTCGATTGGCCAAAACGCGGCATCGGATCCATTGCTTTCGGATGTTGCGGCGGTTCTTTCGCATTACTCCGAAAAAACGATTGGATTCTGAACAATGGCATTTCAAGCTTTGATGAAGGATAAATGCGATATCTTGCGTCCGAACGACACGTTCGATGCGGGCGAAATCATCAAAGGAACTCCGACAACAGTTAAATCAAATCAAAAATGTTTATTGCAAGAAAAACCCGGTTCGATCATTCATCATGAATCGGGAAAAGAATTGCGCTTTGATGCAACGCTTTTTCTTCCGTACAACGCGAATATCAAACCGCAAGCCGATGATGATGTGAACGATTCTATTGAAATGAAAAACCCAAAATCGGGAAGTTACGAAGTTCTTTGGGTTGGAGATATTGCCGGGCAACGGCATCATCTTGAAGCAAAGTTGAAACGCATTTTGAAAGTTGATTGATGCGCGCCGAATTCGGAAAACAACTTTTGCGAGATACCGAACAACTCGCGTTGCGCCTGAATCGATGGAATGAGTTTACCCAAAAGAACGCGAAAAAGGTTTTCCGAATCATCGGCGTTGATTGGCGCGATAGGGCAAAAGAACGCGTTCCCGTTTCCGCAACTGAAAATTCCGGGCGGCTTGAACGTTCCATTTTTTCCAATGTTTACAAAGACGGCTTTCATGGTTTGGTTTTGGAAGTCGGTACTAATATGGAATACGGCGTTTATGTCGAATTCGGAACTCGCTACATTGCGGGCGGGCAAGTTCTCGCGCTAGGCTTCGGGCCGGAAGTTACCGATGCGCAAGCCGTTGATGAATGGCAAGCGAAATCCGAAAGAACGGAAGGCGGCGGCTTGTCGAATGATCAACAAATGCCGTGGTTGCGTCCGGCATGGTTTGCAATTGAGAAGCGGGCGATTGCGCAGTTGGATACGATTCATGAACCGCCGTTAGACTGAAAGGGTTTGAAATGGCTTCGCATAATCTCAGCGAATTGTTGAAGTCGATTGTTACGGCTTATCTTGCCGATTCAACGCTTGTTTCAATGCTCGGCGGGGCCGAATCAATTTGGCGCGAACAACCGGAAACGGCGGTTGCGTATCCGATGATTTACATGCGGTTTACAAATATCACTTCGGAAGATGTTACCGTTGGCGGGAAGCTTTACCGGGCTGAATTGCGGCATGAAATCTTCGGGCTGAAATCGTCGGCTTTGATGGATATTGCGATTTACCTTGCACAAAATTTCAAAATACCGGAAGCTTTACCCGCCGGGATTTCATCAGACAATTTCGATCTGACGATTTTCCGCGAACAAAATTCTTTCGCTATGCCGGGCGCAGTCAAACCAGTATGGGGAAGCGAAAGTTTGAATATGCACATTTCAAACTTTGATTGCCGAATTGTTGGCAGTTAAAACACTCCCGGAAAAATGGAAGGAATTAAATTATGTCAACACCAGACGTATCAAACGTTTTGGGCGGCCCGGCAAAAATTCAACTTGCCGATGCCGATATTGGTCACACTCAGGGCGGAATGACTTGCACGATTGCGCCACAGACGCGGCCCGTTATCGTCGATCAATATGGATCGTCGGAAATTCAAATTCGTCATACGGGCGACAATGTACGCGTTTCGGCGGCGTTCGCTGAATGGGCGGCGGATACCTTGAAAAATACTTATCACCTCGGAACCGATTCAACATCGGGTTCGGCTGGCGCTTACCTCGGAATCGGTGCAACCGCCGGGGCGTTGTATTCAACGCAAGATCTCAAGGTCATTCCGTTCCTTACTGCCGATGCTGCAAAGTTAATTCAAATGTTTGCGGCAACTCCGATTGGCGAACTCGCGATCAACTTCAATAACGATGATGATCGATTGTTTGAAACCGAATTCGCTTGTTTGCTTGACGAATCGCAAACCGACGGCGAATGGCATGGAAAGATTTTCCTGAACTGATTATTGTTCGGGGGTGTGTGGAATCTGGGGAACGGGCCGTTCGGCATGGCGGCCCGTTCTGTTTCATTGAACGAAAGGCGAAATCATGGCGAAGAAAAAAATAGAATCCGGAATTCGGTCAAACGCACGTTCGCCAAAACCCGCGTTCGCCGATATCAAAAACCCGGCAACGGAATCGGCGGAAAAAAGGGAACGGGAAGCGGCAATGAAACTTTGCGAAGCTTGCAATGCCATTGAAAAGGATCTTGACGGCGAAACCGTTTCAAAGCTTCAACAGTTGCATCATGCGTATTTGAAAACGCAACGCGGCAAACTTGCCGACGAACCGCGCGTTGCATGGCGGGGATTCGTCCGGGCGGTTGCAGCAAAAGAGGCAACGAAGGCAATCAATCATTTGCATTCGTTCGCCGGTTTGATTTCAATCAAACATAAGCTTGGAAAAACCGAAGTCACAACGACCGAATCAAAAACGACGGAACCGAAAAAAGATTGATTCCGTTTTTTCTTTTTCTCTGAAACTCTGAAACTCAAAGGGGCGCATCATGGCGGAAACGCAAACTGAAACCGGGGCGAAAGCCGAAGAATATAAACGACCGCGAACCGTTACGGTCAAACTCGAATCGCCTTCAATGGAAGGCCGGGAAGTTGTTATTGGCGTTGTGAAGTTCGGGCGCTGGAATGAATTCAAAAAGGTTTTGACCGATCCGATGGTTCATGCGATTACCGGCATGATGAAAACTATGATGGGCGATTTTGAAACCGACGAAACCGGCAATGAACTTTCCGATTCCGAAGTTCAAGAGAAGATCAAAGAAGCGGCAAAGCAAAACAAAGATTCCGGATTCATCGAAATCTTGGATCCTGTTATCGGCAAAACGTTGGATCAATTGGATCTTGCAACTCCCGACATTATCAAAATGTGTTTGCAATCCGGTTCGCTTCCGCAATCTTTGGATGAACTTGATGCGCTTGACGTTGCGAATCTTCGCGAAGCCGTTGACGAAACGAACGATCTTCAAAAGTTGATGGATGCGGAAAAAAAGTTTTTGGCTCACACGTTGGGAACTCTGATCAACGTGATGAATTCGATGACGGGGATCTAATCGGTCAAGCGCCGGAAACTCTCGGAATTGCGATTATTGCAAACGCTTATCATTGGTCGCATTCCGAGATTTTCAATCTTCCAGCGGATCGCGCTTTTGCTTTCATTCATTGGATCAAAGAGAACGAACGCGGCGAACAATTGTTTGCGCTTCAAGCGGCTGATTTTCCGTGGATGAATAAAGCGGATCGGCGGCAAATCCGAAATCGCATCGCATCGACGGGCGGCGGGCGCGTTAAAAAATCGGCTTACGATTACGCGAAAACCGATGAAGAAATGTTGATAATGATTGGCGATGCGCTGAAGACGGGCGGCGATGAATGGGCGCGGAAGCATCCGAAACGCATGGCATGGATTTACCGAAAAGGCTACACTCCGCAAGATGCCATTGATGCGAACGATGCGTTCACTGCGGATCGATTGGAGATCTTGACGCGGGAACGTAGTTACAAAGGCATCGGCAACGCTCCGGGCGGGGCGAAGCGGCAAGCAAACGATTTCGGGGAATCGCAAGAATGAGTTCAACAGTCAGATTCGACAACGGCGGCGGAACGATCATCAACGTTACCGGCCCGGCGGGGCAAACGAACATCAATCATTTGCCGTTGTATGCAACGGGCGTGAACGGCAATGGTGATCGTTGGGGATACAAATACAGTTCGCAAAAAAAATATCGATGGAACATCACGTTGCCGAACTTGACGCAAGCGATGAAAGACGATCTTGAAGATTTTTATTACAACACGGCTGACGGGCCGAAGAATACTTTCGGTTACACGCATACCGACGGAACCGTTTACAACAACGCGCGATTCGTGAACACCGAATTGCAATTCACGCGAACGAATGACAATTTGTTTTCTGTTTCAATCGTTATCGAACATGAAACGCAAATGAGTTAAAAACAAAAGCCGTTTCGGGAATGGCTTCAAGGCATAGGCGCAAGCGGATTCAACAAATCCGAAAGCTTAAAATATGTCTCGAAAAATTCACGAATTGCGCGGCATTCTTACCCTAAATTCAAAAGGGTTTGTCAACGGCGTTCGCAAAGCGATTGGAGCAACGAAGGAATTCCGGCAAGCTTGGGGCAAGGCCGGGAAAGACGTTGCGACGGTTGGCAAGCGAATGATCGGCGCAACGGCGGCGTTTGCTGGTTTTGCTGTAAAAGAGTTCGCCGAATTTGAATCGGTTATGGTTCGCGTTCGGGGCGTTACAAATACGCTTGGCAAAGAAGGCGCGGCGCAGTTTAAGATCTTGGAAGATCGCGCGCGGCAAATGGGCGCAACAACTCGATTCACCGCAACGCAAGCGGCGGAAGCGATGGAGAACTTAGGGCTTGCCGGGTTGAACGTCAAAGAAATTTATGACGCGTTACCGGGCGCGTTGCAATTGGCTTCGGCTGCGCAAGTTGATATTGCGACGGCTGCCGATGTTGCGGCGAAAACAATGCGTTCGTTCGGTATGGAAGCTTCGCAGCTTTCGGAAATCAATGATACGTTGGTTGCAACGTTCACTCGCTCGAACACGGATCTTCGGCAATTGGCGGAAGCAATCAAACCGGTTGGGCCGGTTGCGGCTTCTCTCGGCATAAAGCTTTCAACCGTTACGGCGGCGCTCGGCAAGCTTTCCGATGCCGGTTTTCAGGGAAGCGAAGCGGGAACGGCGTTGCGGAATATCCTCTCGCGTTTCGCCGGGGCCGTTCCGGAAGTTTCGGCAAAGCTTCGGAAACTTGGTATCGATATCGCATACACTCGCGATGGATCGATGGATTTCATTCAGACGATGCGCAACATGCAAGCGGCTGGATTGGAAACCGGCGAAGTTATGGCGTTGTTCGGAATGCGCGGCGGGCCGGGAATGGCGGCATTGCTTCAAGTTGGAATCGATTCAATCGCGGAATTTGAGGAGGGAACCAAAAAGCTTCGTGGCGTTGCGAAGCGATTGGAACAAGCGCAGTTGAACACGTTTGCCGGGCAATTCGATCTACTTAAATCGGCGATTTCCGAAGTTGTTATTTCAATCGGTCAAAGGCTTGCGCCGGTATTCCGTCAAATGGTCAACGCGTTCACGGCGTTCACTCAAGAGCAAGGCCCGGCGATTGCCGATACTTTCGTAAATGCGGCGAAGGCGCTTGGAGAATTCGGCGTTTCGATTATCCAATGGTTTCGAGACAATCGCGAAACGGTTCAAAAATTCATTTCAACTTTATTCGGAATCGTGAAATGGATTGGCGAATTTATGGCGAATCATCCGCGATTGATGGCGGCGCTGGTTGCCTTCAAAATTACCGGTTTGCTCGGCATCAACAAAGCGGCGGGTTCGGTTATTTCGGCTTTGGGAACAACCGTCAAAGTTATTGCTGCCGATTTGATCCCGGCGCTTGCGACGGCAAAAGGCCGGGCGGTTGCGGCGAAAATCGCAATGATGGGATTGAAGGCGGGTTTGGCTGGTTTGGCGATTGTTGCAATTGGCGTTGCGGCAAAATTCATTTACGAATTGAATCCTGCGGTTCGGGAGTTCAGGAAAGAAGCCGAACGCGCGAAAAAACTAAATTCGGAATGGGCGGATCGATACGTTAAGAAAACGCAAGAAATGATCGATAAGGCGAACGAATTTAAGAACGCCGGGCAACGATCAAATTTCTTGAAGGCGCAGTTGAAAGATGCGCAAGTCGCGCTTGAGTCATACAAAAACGCCGTCAAGAGTTCGCAAAAGCGGGCCGAAGAATTGCGCCCAACATGGCGAAGCTTAGGGCAAGCCGGAAAAAAACTTTGGGAAGAACAGGTCGCGCAAACGCAAGATTTTGAAAACAAAGTTCAACTTACGAAAGATCGCGTGAACGAACTTGAACGGGCATTGTCGCAAGCGAACGCGGCGAATCTTTCCGGGCTGGAAGCGAAGTTTGAAAAGCTTAATCAAATGGGGCAAGCCGACGGGCTTGAGGGCGGCGGCGGAATGCCCGGCGGCGGCGGCTTTGGAGAAAAAGCCGAAAATAATCAAAAGCTTGCGGAAGCAATTGCATCGGCAATCGAAGCAAAGCGGAACGCGCGGTTGGATTCCGAAATTGCGGGAACGTCCGAACTTTCCGGGTTCATTCAACAGTTGATTCAAGCGCAAGCAAGCGGGGCAATCACTCCGGATCAAGCCGTTGCAAACTTGGGGCAATATGCTTCAAACATTCCCGGCGCAACACCGCAAAACGCTGCAAGGCTTGCGGCTGGTTTGACTATGGCGGGCGAAGCCGGGGAGCTTACGCCGGAACGAATCAACGAATTGGTTCAAACATTTCTTCGCGGAATTCAGGAAACTGAATCAAAGATGCAAACCGCGAAAGAAGCAACGCGAAGTTTGGGCGAACGCTTCCAAAATCTTCGCGAGCAATTCCCGAACATCGAATTGAACGATCTGGCAACGAAGTTTGTAAACATTCGCAAGGCATTTATGGAAGGCAAGGTTTCTTCCGAACAATTCGGCAAGGCGATGGATTCGTTGAAAAAACAAACGGATGAAGCCGTTAATGCGGCGAAGCGAAAAGAAATGCAAGAGCGGCGCGAAATGATGATTCGCGTTCTTTCGGGCCGGGCAACGCAAGCGGATCGCGAAGCCGTTGCGAGAATGCGAAACGCGCGTTCGATGGAAATCTTTGATAAGCAACTTGAAAACGCTTTCAACAATTTTATCGGTTTGAATCGCCAAGTTGGGAACGTCAACAACAACTTCCAAAACCTTTCGAGTCAGATGCAAAACTTCGGGCGCGGTTTTCAAGGCGGCTTCGGGCCGGGGCCGGGCGGCGGCGGGTTCGGCGGGTTCGGCGGATTCGACGGATTCGGCGGGCAAGGATACGGGTCCGGGTTCGGCGGCGGCGCTGGCGGCCCGAGACAAGATCGAATCATTGAGGCTATGAATACAACCGCCGGGCAGATCGCGGCGGCATATGCGGAAATTCAAACGCTTCAATCGGCGTTGATGTTCTTAGGGCTAGGGCCGAACTCGCAAAAATCCGACGATATCAAACAACAGATTGAAGCGCTCTTGCGTTACATTCAAGATCTTCAAAATCAACCGCAACAATTCATCGGGCGTTCGGGTGATATTCCGTTTGAAGATCCCGGACTTGCCGAAGATGGAAGATCCGGGAACAATGGCGTTCAAAGCTTGACAATCGAAGCGCCGAATCTTACCCGCATGGGACAACAAGAAGTTTCCGATTTGGCGGCGGCAATCAAAGAGCATGAACGGCGGGAAGGTTTATCATTATGACGCGCAGCATTTCGGCGGCATCGCAAACGGAACTTGCAAAATCAACCGGCGCGTTTCTTCGGTATGTTCTCGAAATTCAATGGGGCGGCGCAACGGGAACAAAGTATTATTCGGATGAAGAAATTTCGCCAACATCGGGCGGCTTCACAACGGATGATCGGGTTAATCGTTGGGGCAATCTTCGCGTTCAAGGGAAACCGGCGCAAGTCGGTTCAAGCAATTCTTTCAATCTGGTTTTGCGTGATAATGATTTTGCGTTGCGCGATTTGTTCTTTGCGAAGCCGGGCGTTCAAGGAAAGATTGCGAAAGTTTATGTTTGGTTTGAAGGAACAAATTGGAGCGATGCCGTTACGGTTTTCGCTGGCATTCTCACCGCGCCTTTCAAGTTCTCCGAACGTTCCGTTGATTGGCAAGTTACGCTTACCGGAATCGAAAAACATTTTGATCGCTCGATTGGCTTGCCGTTGACGCGGCAAGTTTTTCCGGAAGTTGTTTGCGATGATTGCGAAGGAAAAATTATTCCTATCGTTTACGGCAATCCCGTTAATCGCGTTCCGGCATGTTTGATTGATAGGCCGGGGAAGGGTTACTTGTCGCAAGTTTTCCGGCATACTTCAACCGCGCTTTACCTGAATGACACGGCTGCGAATCTTGGCTTCACTTCCGGAACGTCAATCGATTTGATGATTGGTTATCCGAACGATTATGAAATCGTTACGGGAAGCTTTGCAGCTTCCGACACAAATCAATTCGATTGGACAAGCCGAAGCAAAATTTTACAGGCCGGAACGTCCGACGGCGATGTGAACGTTGACGGCTTTACGCATTCCGCCGTTCCTTCCAGCGATTTCACGAACGCGCATATTTCGCGTGCCGGGCATTTAATTTCGTGGTATTTAGACAACGACAACGGCGGGCAAGAATGGTTTACGTTTTTGATCACGAAATGGAAAGCGCCGTTTAACATCAACATCGCTGTTCATCCGGAACCGGATATTCCAAGCGGCGGAACCGGAACCGGGGATGCCTATCGAATTTGGGCGGATCCCGGCGTTGTTCCATATTGGCCAGCCGGAACTCCGGTTTATGAAGTTGGAGATTGGACTTACGTTATCAACTATTTGCCTTCCGAAGAAATTCAAAAAGTTGAGGCGCGCGGAAGCGAACAAAGCCAAAACGAAACCGAACAAGTTTACCATGAATACAATACGGATTTTTGGACGGCAACGCTTGACGACGATACATACAATGCCGATTTGGGCCGGGCTGGTTCGGATCCCGGAATCACAACGATTGCAGTCAATCAACCGCCGACGAAACTTGGCTTCGCCGAAGAAACGATTTGGGTTACATTAGTCGGAATCACTGACGACGAAACCGCAACCGGAACGCCGTTAGAAAAAGGCCCGGAAATCATCGAACATATTTTGACTTCGGAATTTCTCGGCAACATAGATACAAGCTTTATCGATACGGCGGCATTCAGCGCGGCGAATACGGCGGTTGCCGAGAAGTTTCAAATGGCAATCGTTGACGAAAAGAACATTCATCAACTTGCCGGGGATCTCGCGTTTCAATGTTTCTGTTTATATTTTTGGGATGCGGGCAAAGCTTCAATCAAAAAAATCGTTGTTGATCTTTCCGGCGAAACATCGGATGCAACTTATACGCAAGCCGACAAAACGCACGCAAGCGAAGCGCCGTTGATGATTTCGCAACCGTCGATTGAAAGCCTCTTTACCGAATTGCTGGCAACGATGCGAACGGCTTTAAGTTCTCCGGAATCAAAACTTTTCCGGCGTTCTCCGGATGCAATCGCGGCGTTCGGGAAGCGGCGAAAAAATATCAATCTTTGGGCGTATCAAAACACCGAATACGTTTCAAACATCGCGGAAGATTGGCTTTCGTATTATCTTGGTTTTCAACAAACGGTTGAATTTACCGCGCGGGTTAATGCGCTGGATCGGCAACCGGGCGATATCGTTACGGCAAACTTTTCAAGCGGCGATTCGGTTTCGATTATAAATCAAAAAACTCGCGTTGTTGGCGTTTCGCATACGTTCGGAAAGGCTGGCGAACAAACGGATCGAATCAAACTAGAATGCGAATATCCGTTGTGGACGTATGCCATTGAAGCCGCAACATACACGAACGAAGATTGCAACGTTGCGATTCCGGTTGAAACTTCGGATCCATCAACTTCGGTTACAACCGTTTCGACAACTTCAACAACGACAACTTCAACAACAACCGAATCAACAACGACGGAAGGCGGAACGACCACAACAACTACTTCAACAACGACGGAAGAGCCGGGAACAACAACGACAACGACCGAAACGACAACAACTTCAACGACAACCGGGGAAGGCGAAACGACAACCACAACAACCACAACGACCACAACGACCACAACGACCACAACGACAACCACAACGACAACCACAACAACTTCATCGACAACCAACGGCGGCGGA